AGCGTTGGCAGCAGAAGGAGAAGAAGAAAGAATGTTGTAAGTTTCATTGCGGTAAATTTCATTGGTGATTTGTTGCTGTTGGATGATAGTGTCTTGATGTATTTGAAGACTGTCTATCTTCACAAAAAGACTATCAGTTTTGCTGTTGTTGGTTTCAATGATTTGATAGAGTGAATCGTTAATGCTTTGCAGCCGTTCAATAGCAGGGTCTTCCTTTTCCTTGCAGGATTTAACACCAACAATAATCATAATTAACACAACCGCTGCAACCGCTGCGATTAGTACCGTGCTTCTTAGCTTGTTTTCTTCCATCGCGTTATGTGTAAGTTTTTAGATAGTGGACGAATCTTGTAATACACTCCATCGCCGGTGCGACTATCGCGCATGCCTTGGTCATTGGTGTTGCCTTCAATGGTGCGCACTGAATACTTAGACACCTTATCCACGATGCCCGTGTGACCAATATCCTTGTACCTTTTACCATTATCTTTATAACTCAAGGTCATTACAAGCACATCGGATTCTTTAAATGATTGTAAGAATTTTCCATCCGTGAAAATGACATCATAGCGATTGTATGCGGTCGGTGCCCATCCGTTTATCTTGTGTGGTATGCCGCACTCGTCAAGCATAGCCATAACAAAGAAACTGCACCATGCATAGCCGGGCTTCCAACCTTGCTGCTTCATTAGCACAAGAAGAGCCATGTCATCAAAGCCTCTATTATTGCCACCCTTTTCCCTTACACCTACGAATGATGCAGCGGTTGCTCTTACGCAGTAACCGTCATCAGCATGTGTAAAATATACAGGTATGCAGCAAAGTAGAAAGCATATAAGAGCAGGTATAAGACAACCTTTTGCCATGTCGTTAGATAGGTGTTTATTTCATACTTAACTTCCTTGTTGTATATCTCGCGTTGCAATGCCCGAAAATTAAATCTAATGCCCAAAAAAACCACGAAGTTGGCAAAGACCATGACGAGTGCAGCAAGCACGATATACTGGATGTATTCCGTGCTAATGATTGCATCATTAAAATAGGCAACGGACATCGTGCCTGATAATGCAAACACTAAAAAGGCAAGTGGTATTGACCACAAGCCATCCATCAACTGCAACTTGTAGCGCAGTGACTTCAACGTGTTACTTTTTTCCTGTGGTTGTTCCTTCTTGTTTGCCATTGGCTCGTAGTTTTAGTTGTAGTTCACGCTCATATTTGCGCAAACGCTCGGTGTAATCTTGTTTCAAGGTCTTCTTATCACTCATGGTATACGATTAATGATGTTACGTGAGTAGGTAGGACGAAATGAAGTTGATGTGTTGCCGGTGCTGAACTGGTAGTTAAGCGTATTGGTTACATCCGTGCGTGGTGAACGCTCAGGCCAAGTGCTTGTGGAGTATTCAGGGAACAAGCTTGAGTTAGCGCACAGGTAATCGACAAGCAATGTCGTGTAGTGTTCAGCATTCTGCCTTGCGCGATCTATCATGTCCTTCATCACCACATCCGAAACAGGTATAGTGTCTTCGCTTTGGCGTTGCACGAGCGTGCCGTTGTCCATGCGATAGCACAGGTTAGGCGTTACATCCACCATCACCCACCAAAGCAAACACTTTTGAATGTAATCCTCAAGTAATACTTGATAGTTGCCTGCGATTGTGTTGTTGGCTACATCATCCTTAATCTTGTTCAGCAGATTAGTTCCCAAAAAGGGAAGCAGCCATTTATCCTGCGCCAAATAGACTGATGGATATAGCAAGTTAGGGTCAACACTACCATTAATCGTAGTGTATTTCTTAATGTAGTTTTCGCTTATTAAAAGTACCTCTGCCATAGTTGTAATTATTATTTATTGAATCGCGGATTGTCAGGAAGAAATCCTTCGTAAGGCATATCGCGTGGCTCTTGTGCTACTTTCGGATTGTTGCGCACCTTATACCCGGCTTTCTTCACTCGCGCATCCATTGCCTCTTTAATGTTTGGATTAGTTAAGTCCAAACCAAAACCTTTTGCACTGGCAAAGGTCATCTTCCGCCACACATGGCCACATGCCCCTCCGCCCTTCCAGAGCCAAACCGAATATGTGTTAGCCCCTCGCGGTCCCCATCCCTCGTTGACTATTTGCCTTGTCATTTGCATGATGTCTTCCTTACGATAAAGCTTGTCAGCTGCTATCATCTTACGACAAAACTCACGTGAATTTTCTTTTATCTCACCGCTGTACTTATAGCGTGTGTAGAATTTCACATCGTCTATTGTTTTATCTTGTGATGACTTAGCGTTAGGTCGCGCAGTGCCTGTACTTGTCTTTGCAAAGTTGTGTGCCTCTATGCTTTCGTTGTCTGCATCGTCCGTGTCATAGTCAACATCGTACTCATCAATCAACACCCAATCTTCGTCTTGGTCTTCACCTAATGCAATCAATGCATCTGCTACTTTGTTATCGTCAAAGTCCGCAGCTACTTTTTTTTTTAACTCAATTCCTGATTGAACAACCTCAGTCGGTTGCAGCGAACCGCTAACCACATCGGCAAAGATTGCATCAATAGTCGTGGCAGGTAGCGTTGGGAATGCAGCTTGCACGATTGCCTTTGCACTGGACACAGGCACAGCACCTGCTGAACTTTGCATTACGATGTCAACAAGTGAACTAATCTGCGCACCATTCAAGGCTGTTGCAGCAACATCCGCTGTAGCACCACCTGTTGCATCTACGATAGCTTCTGCCTGCTCAATTGCAAGTGGTGTGTTTGGTATAATCTCAAAGGTCACACCCGGCATTTGATTGCTTAGTAGTTCCTCAAGGCTGTAGTTGATTTTGTTTTGATACGGCTCAATCACCTGGTTGTTGAATATCTCCAAGCCCGTTGCCATCTCATCTTTGTTTGAACCAAATCCTGTGTTCTCGCGAATACCAAATAGAAGTGGTGTAGTAACACGATGCGCTGTGATTATCTTCTGCGTTGCCGTATCATTCATCAATTGATACTGCTTGTCCGCATCGTTCACAGGGAATGGTGTAACCTCGGTCTTTGGTTGATCGCGCTCATTAAAGAACATCACAACCTTACCCGCATTGCGTGCGCCCGACATCTTGTTCTCCCAATCCATCATCATCTGCTGCTTCTGCTCTGGCGTTGCCTGCCCGTTGTAGAAGTTGATAATGGTCGATGGGAAAAGACCGTTGCTTATTTGGTTGATATGGAAGATTGAAATCTGCTTGTCTAACTCGATGTAGTTAATCGCGCTCCAGTAGTCAGGGCGTGGGTACACATCCGAACCTGTGTAGGTAAAACACCAATAGATTTGGCGTGGCTCTGCTTCGCGTGTCAAGTAGTTATACTTGGGAATGAACTCAGGCGTGTTTCTTTTCTTCCGTGTGTTGCTCCAATCGTAGCTATGGAAGATTCCTATCTCGCTATCGTCATCCTGATTCACCGCGATGCGGCACTCTTCAAATGGTATTGCATTTAGCTTTGATATCACCGTGCGGTCGTTGCTCCAAATCACTTCGATGTAGAAACCACCAAACAACTTCAAGTCATGCGCACAGGCATAGGTTAGGCTATCGATTTTAAGTGCGTCAAGTTCTGCTTGGTATTGCTCCGACTGAATACCCTTCCCGGCTATCATGTCACCAATGGCAACTACTAAGCTACCATGCACGGGTGATTCATGTGCAAGGTCGCGCAGGTATTGCGGAAAATCGTTTTGGTCACCGTAGTTAACCCAACCTTTGCGGTCTACTTTTTCCGCATCGCTCTTAGCAACATACTCGCTAAGCTTCAATGATACTATATTCGATTCGTTATGGTTCATAGATGATGTCATTTGGTATGGTTACTACAGGCACATCAAACCACGTTGTATTTTGATTCAATACAGCATATCCACGCTGACACAAACCAATAACAAGACCACTTGTCGGGTCAGTATTGTTTGCAGAATTTTGTCCGTATACTTCATACCTGTATCTGCCTGCTAATGTAAGGCCAACCGTTGTAATTTCAAGTTCCGTTATGCGCACGTTCTCGTTAACGATGACCGCAACCTGTGCAAGGTCATTGCCCGTGGTGCTATTCTCTTCGTGCGTTAAGATTATAAGATAGTTTGTGAAGGCTGTAGCAAAGTATTGCCTGGCTTCGTCAAGTGATAAGAACACTTGTTGGTTCGATGTATTTGTTTGAAGATAGATCATTGACTTTATTTGAAAAAGGGGCAAGTGTAAACCTGCCCCCTTTAATACAACAAGAACACAACGGAAAACAATCTTAGTAAGCAGGGCTTACGGTAATGCTTGGGAAGTTGTCGAAAGGCACGGTGGTGAATGGCTCAAGGTGTACGGCAGGAGCAAGTTCTTCTGCAATAGTTGTAACCTGATAACCCATCAAGTCTGCCTTTTGCGCACCCGATTGAACAGTACCTGCAGTCAGCTGCGAGCCTTCGCCTGCACCAATCAACAAGATTTGGTCATCATTGGTACGAACAAACACAATCATCTTTGCCTTTGCCACGTTCAAGAATTCGTTGCGCATGTCTTGGTTCAACTTACCGAAAGTCCATCCAACTTCTTGAGAGAAAAACAATGTACCTGTTTCCAAGTTTTTGTTTACGGTCTCGATGTATGAACCGCTGTTGCGGAAAGGAACGTAACGATAGATAGTTGCAGTTGGCAATCCATCAACTTCGCCATCAGTACCACCATAGGTAATACCTGTTTCGAAATCTGCGTAGTTAGCAATCAATACTTCTTTAACACCTCCGATACCTTCAAGGCATCCGAGTGTAAAACCTGTAGTTAATTCACAAGCCATTTTATATAGTTTTAAAAGGGGGCTGTTACACCCCCGTTATTATTAAAGATTATGCTCCCCAGTAGGTGATGTCTTCACCAACTGCAATCTGCGCTCCAAGATAGAATCGTGCGCCATAGCGTACGTTTTGTGAACCATCCAAGTTCTGCATGTCCAAGATGAACACTTCGTTCATTTGGTTCTCCTGCCATGTACCGAGCATCAAGTTGCTTGGTTGTGCGAAGATGATGTTGTTTGCAGTCATACCTGGGCAAACGTAGATTTCGTACATTCCTACGAAACGACGATTAACCTCTGGTCCACCTGTCAAGTACCAACCATTGCCATCAGCAATTTGCGCTTGCATGTAAGCTTCCCATGCAGCCTGTCCCATGTAAAGTGCAGGCTTTTCAGCAGCACCTTTCACAGCAGAGTTTGCAGTGTTGATTACGTCCCAAATGGTAGCAATGATGTTTCCCGAAGTAAGTGCGCCTGAACCTGCAGACACAGCACCTGAACCACCTGCCTTAATCAAAGTTTCAAATCCATCGTACTGACCTGCTGTTGCGTTAACACCTGACCACATGATAGTTTCGTTTGCAGCAGCAATACCACCAACCAAACGGCCAATGATTGCATCTTGGATTTGGGTGTTAACACGACCGCTCATTACATCGGCAGTAGTCCAGTCAATGAAGAAATCCTTTTTACAGATTTGGCGTTGAACTTGGAACTCTTCCAAAGTCAAGATGCGCTCAGTCAAAGTGATCGTGCCTGTTGGCGTGAAATCACAAGTGCCTGCGGCAAATGTTACGGTGTCATCAATTTTACGTACTACTGATTTGTAAGGTACGTTAGGCTTCATTGTCACGTACTGTGCAGACACGTTTGACAAGAGTGCCTTTGCTACGATTTCACCAGCTAATTCACCTGCATAGGTGGTGGTGAGTGAAGTTGTTGTTGGCATTTTTACTTAAAATTTATGAGGTGAATTAATTTACTTGTTTAGCACGAACGCTTTCCATAAAGTCGCTGAATGAGTTACCATTCGATGCAACTACAGGTGCGGCATTCTTTTTAAATTCTTGTGACTTAACTGAAGGCACAGCAGGTGCTTTTTTAACTGACGCGAGTTCAGTCTTAGCAGCCTGTGCTTCGCTCTTTGCAGTTTCAACCGCAGCAGCGAGTTCAGTCTTTTCGGTTTCAAGTGCTGCGATACGCTCAGACAATTGACCAATAACTGCAACGAGGTCTTCGCTGCTCATTTCAGTTGATTGCTCCTCGCGCTCGATTTCAGCAATTAGACCATCTTCGCCTACTACGACTTTAGTAACGCCATCTTCAAGCATATACTCGCCTGCAGGCACAGGTACAGGATTGCCTTCAGCATCTTGAGTGTAGATGTCTACGCCCACTACCCACTCATTCGCGGTAGAATAGATTTTAGTACCATCGCTCAAAGTGCCTTCCACTGCGAACTTCAATTCAGCTGCGGCAGGTGCTTCTTCTTCGAACTTGATACCAACACTTGAAGGGTCAATGCCGTACTTGTTGAATACGGATTTGATTTGTTCTTTGATGTTTGACATTGTTGGATATTTGGCTATTGTAGAAATCAGCCTGTTTTGTTACATCCAACATTTTGTTTTATCTTAGCAGGGTAATTAAATACCTTTATTTATGAAAGCAGCAGACACACTTGCGAAAAAAGTATCAGCACGATTGACCGATAAGCAATATAAGGCTGTGGTTAAAAGTGCAAAGGCATCTAAGATGAATATAGCCGATTACGTTCGTGCTTGTATTTTGTAATTGTTTATTGTTTTGGTTAAAAAAAGAAGCCCCTCGTTTGGGGCTTTCTTTTTAACACTTTAACCTAAATACTATTCTATGTATCACCAGTTGCCAAAGTTAATACAAACTTTCTATTCCTGTTTCAAGGCTTAACCATTTTCCGCAGTTTTCATTCTTGCCACCTGCTGGCAGAAACTCCATGTACGCAAGTAGACGAGCATCATCAACAAGACTGGCGTTGTACGTTAGCGTGCGAGTGTTGCTATTCCATGCATTTGTACCACCTACCTGTAGATTGATGGTTGAATCTTGTGTTGAATTTTGCCCGATGTCAAGCGT